GGTTGTGGTGAATTTTGTGCTGTTTCACCAATCTTTAGTTTTGATAACAATATCGTTTGATTTTTAAGTTCAACCAACTGTTGTTTCTGAATATCAAGTTGTTCAGCTAATACAGTGTTGGTTTTTTCCATTTCTGGTCCAAACGTATTCACTTTTATAGCTACATTACCGAGGTTTGTAGCAAGTAGACCCAACTTTGCAAAGCTAATATCATTAATAGCATCACCAATACTATTAATGCTTGCAGCTACAGGTGTAAAACTAGCAACTAACTCGTTAGATACTGTTCGGATTTTACTTGTATCAATACTAATAAACCCCTGTAAAAATGTTTCAAGTCCAGGTAAAACAGGTGCTAGTTGCTTAATAGCATCACTAAATTTTAGTAACCCTGAAGATAAAATAGGTAATGAAGCAATAAAACCTGCTAATGCACCACCACTAAAAAATCCAATATCAGATACAATGTTGGTTAAAAATTTACCAATAGCTGCCCCCTGTGCTGGTAGAGTATTAAGTGGTAATTCAGCTATACCACGAAGTGCATTACCAAAAATTGTTATACCCGAACTAACTGCTTTTGCTGCACTAAGAATGGAATCACCAAGTGCAGTTAAACTTAAACTAGTTACATATATCGTCCCCGCTACAAGAAGACCAAATGCAGCTATACCTAAACCCAATATACCAAGTGCAATTGCGGTAGGCGCTGCTGCAGCTAGACCAACCGTACCGAGTGCTACCATACCTACAACTAGAGCACCCACCACCACACCAGCTTTAGCTAGTGTTTCCCAACTAATATTAGCAAATCCGTTTAACCCTAGTGTAATTGGTATCAATGCTAGACCAACTGCACCCATTGCAACAGCAAATTTAGTTAGTAGGTCAGTACCAATACCAATAATACTACTGATTCCAAAGCCTGATAGTGTTGACAGTATCGAGACAAGAGGTTTTATTGCTGAATCAACTAGTGGCCAGTTAACTGCTGCAATTGCCATAAACCCCGGAATGGATAATGCTAAAATTTTACTTATAGTAAGTATATTGTTACTTGTTTCTAACGATGTGAAGCTTTCTTCATTCATTGATGTTAGATCAACAAACATATCATCCAGACGTTCAATACCGATTAAAACAAAATCTAAATCTAAGTCTTTAAATGCTATAAGACCAGGTACTGCTAATCCTAAATTGGTGGATAGTTTGACTAGTGATTCGCTATCAAACCCCAATAGTTGACCAACACCAATATTCACTGATGGCTCTGTAGTTGGTCCTGAAAACTTGGTACCAGTTGGTAATATGTTACTAAAAAACTTTACAAACAGTGAATCTAACCCTGTAAATAGTGGCTTTAAAAATGATGCCTGTGGGTCGTTAGGAAAATACTTACCAACCTGCAATTCATTACCCCAAACGTTAGCTTCAGCTGCTAATGGATCAACTCCAATAACTGTTGATGATACACCAGTACTATCTGCTGGTATACCAAGACGCTCATTCATGGTTTTAACCACGCTAAGCAGCGCATTTATTAACTGAGGAATATTATAGTCGTCCATCTACCGATTATTTAATCGGTAGAAAAGAATAGCGTATTAATTGGTAAAATAACACCATCATCAAATGTAATAAACTTATTCTCTTTATCTCTAACACTACTAATGAACGCTAATATTTGCTGATTGAGCTTCATTGGTAAATTATTAACAATTGTCTTCTTATCAGCATTTGTTAAACTTACAAAATCGATGACGCTATCATCAAACTCGATGGTCTTTATGAATTTTGCAATCTCATAAATATACATGGTAGTGATTGTTTCTGTCAACTTATGATCTTCAACTTTCGCTATATCAGATATCGTTTTGACTAAGAAATCACTATCCTTGTTGAGAGAGGGGGTCTCTAACGTGACATTAATGGTATTATATAGAATATTACCTGTAAAATCCGCGGATGAAAACCCAACTTCATGTGGTAAACTATTAAGTGAGTATTTTTTGTTAGCTATTGTAATACCATCACCAAGGCACTGAGTTCTCAAAGCAATTAAAATCGGATATTTGTCAACACTTGAAAACACAGCAGATTTATTAATACAGTTTTCAATAATAATGTTGTGAAGCTCGTTAAGTGCTCCAACTGCTCCTGCAGGACCATCAATTGTATGTTTAAGTAAAGATTTTTGTTGTTTAACATTGAGTGGCATAAACCGTTCAACGTTTTGAGTTGATGGGATCGTTACAGATACCACTTCCTGTTCTCTTACCTTCGAAATTTTATCGATAAAACTTGTTACGTTTGACATTTTCTTTATTTAAATCTCTTATTATCAGATTTCAACTCATCATTTTGTTTTTTAACTTCATCAACATAGAAGTTAAACATAATTTTACAGTCATTTATGTTGAGATCTAGGAAATCATTAAAGGTACCACCAATTTTATTGACAAAGTGATACATAAATTCTAGAAATGAATTTAAATCTTGTGAAAACAACTGCTTTATAAACATACACGGTTGGTTGGATAAAAAGTTTAAGTTAACCTGATCAAGATTAAATGTGTTGTTACGGGTTACAACTACAATTTCACCAATTAATTTACTAAGAGCTGTATAAAACTTAATAATACGTTGTGTTGTCTTTAATGGTAGTGCTGAGATGATTAGATCTTTTTGTGTTTCATCAATGTTATCAAATCTAATTGTATCACCACCAAATTTAACAGATTTAATAAGATCAAAGTATAATTCATCGATTGAACTGAAATATATTTTTGTTGGTATACCCAACTCTACAGTGAAGTCATCGATTACAACTATTTCAACTTGTGGTATTTCAATTTTTTCAAACTTTTCAAGCATTTCATTTAATGAAATATCAACATACCCAGATATAGTGTTACCAGGTAAGCTTATTTGATCACCAATATATAATATTCGCAAAAACAACAGTGTGTAAAACTTATCAACAATATTTAACTGGTCAGTCTTTGAAAATATCAGGTTATTAATACATGTATTAAATCCTTCAATATCATCATGCATGCAATACTTGATTAAATCAAAAATATCACGATTTCTAACTTCAGGTACCCGTATCTTCTTTGATGAAGGTAGTATTAGTGGAAAATTAAAATTCATGAATTAATCTAACACATAATACCGTTTAAACGCAAGTGATACCGGTCTAATAATTGCAGCATTATTACTACTCTCGTAATTTAACGTGTCACCTGGTGCATTAACAGGTATAACACCCTCAAATTTAATATTTTTACGACCAGCCCAGTTATTTTGATCATACTTACTGTATAATGAAACAATCATATCAGTTTTAATTGATAACTCATTGTCTTCAACTAGTCCTTTATATGTTGCTGCTATTAACCATGGTCGCATTATAAAATCAATAATGTCCTTATTGGTTTCTAGAAAATCAACGTTAATGGAACTGTAATTTTCTCTTTGAGATGAATAATAACCACCAAATAACCCACCCATATTATCATTACGTGTTGTATTTACACTGAGACTATCACTTGGAAATGTGATTTTTTGAGCTAATAATGTTGACGCTGTAAAACTACTATAAGATAAATCACTAATGTTTTTATTAATTGGAAATTTAGCAACACTAGTACTAGTACGTTCGGTTCCTGCTAATATAGTATCAACACTCCTAATTACTTCTGGTAATGAAGTAAATTGGAGTGTCCAGAGTGTTTTAAGTGGGATAGTTTGATCCCACGTACTCGAGATGTAATTAAGAAACTGAGATGTTGCGTCTGGCACCTAATTATTTAGGTCAATTAGTTGGTTCCAAGAGGACCTTGTAAGGTCTGACCAATACCACCAACAACATAGTAATGATATGACATTGTAGTCTTTACAGACATAATATCACCCTTACCTTCAGCCATTTTATAATCAATAGCGTCAATCTTTCTTAATTGTGCACCAACGAGATTGTAATATACACCTGTTGATGATAAATCTTTATTAAGTTGGGTTAATACAATAAGGTTACCAACACCTGGTGTTTGGTATGTTCCAGTACTAAAACCATCGTTAAAGATTTCTCTTGATGCAACTTCAAACTTGGTTCTTAGATTTTCTTGTGTGGCATCAAGATAAAAATCAATATCATAAGCTTCTGAACTATCATATGTTGCAGCACCTGGGATATTAAACTTTAACCCCATGTATGATGCGTTAACGTTTTCGATTGTTCTACCTGGTAGTTTAGCTGTCTTAGCATACACCAGATCTTCGTCTTTGAGATCTGGAAGTCCAACGCCTTGCATTCTCACAACTCTAAATAGAAAATCTCTTGAAAAGTCTTTCTGTGCAGCTTGTGCGTAAAAACTCTGAATATTTTGATTAATTGATGCCATATTATTATTTATATTATTTATGTGATAGGATTATATTTAGACATGAAAAAACCGAGAAGTGATTAGTCTTCTCGGTTTTAACTATATTATGCTCTTGCTACAAGTTCTTCAAAGCTAGCACTAGTGCGTGTCGCGTAGAAGTTAACAAGAATGAACTCAGCTGCTCTTACAGGTTTTAAGTAGATATCAATAATGAGCTCGTTTTCATCAATAGTATCTGGTGTGTTATTTCTATCATCACATACAACTAAGAAGTCGTATACACCCTGTGCAGATTTAATTCTTTCGAAGAATGGGTTAATTACTGCAAGCACTCTATTACGTGTAAACTCAGTGTTTGGTTCAAATACAAAGAACTTCATTGAATTCTTTACTGCTTTTTCATAGTAAAGGAAACCACGACGTACGTTAATTCTATCAAATGCACTTGGTTTTGTTTGTAGTGTCTTTTGACCGTAAATAACATTACCTTGACCAGGGAATTGAGCAATTGGATTCAATCTTACCTTGTAAAGATCATCACGTTGACGTTGATTTGGGCTCCATGCAATATCAACAATACCTTGAATAACACCTCTATTGAAGCCTGCTGGTGCAATCCATGGACCAATAAGATCATCTGTTGCTGCCATTCTTGCTGCTACAAACCCTGAAGATGGTATCCAAGTCTTTACATTAGTAACACCATCAATTACAGCAACCCAGTTTGCAAAAGTTGCAGCATATGATGTATCTGTAGTGTTGTAAAGATTTCTAAGTGCCCAATACACATCTCTTGAGAATACAGTGTTTGGATTTTCCATCACCTTAGTGTCTTGACCTTTAACGAAGATCTGTCTGATTGGATCAGCAATAAAGAACGTATCACCACGACCACCATTTTGATATGTATTAGCTACACTTAAAAATTCATTAATAATAGCATTGTAATAAGTTTGAACAGATGTACCAGTTGTATTTGTTGTTACTTGAATTGCACTAAGTGCTGTTTCAAATGCAGTGTTATAAACTGTATCATCATATGCAGATACACCACCAAGTTGAGTGTAAGCATAAATTGTACCTAAACCACCTTCAACGAGCATATCAATGTCGTAAATTTCATCATCTTTAATCTTACTAAGAGAGCGGCTAAGCTTATCAGGTAAGTTACCAACAATCTTAGCATTATCCGGACCTGTTGGTGAATATGTACCTAATGGTAACAAGCTATCAACATATCCAAGTGATGATGTTAATGATTGAATAGCTGTAAATGGAACGTCAAATCCAACAAATGATGACAACGTCGCGTAATTTACAACCATGTTGTTGTTAATTGTACGAACTTTCTTAAGAGTTTTTGTTGAAAGTGTTGAAACTAATGATGAACCTTTACCAACACTATCAACTGCTTGATTAGTGATGTATGGGTTAACCAACATTGCAATATTCGGACTTCTATCTGCAATAATATTCTGAAGTGAATACGTTACAGGTTGACCACCATTGGAAGGAGCTGTTTGTCTAAATGGATTTGTGAATGAACCGGTATACAATTCCTGTGGACTATATACAAGCTTAGTTGGATCATCAAGGAATACACTGCTATTAAGTTTAAATACACCAATATTTAAAACGTCATCATATTGTGCATCGTTTCCAATAATATAACCTTTTGATGCTGTTTCTAACACATATGAAATTGAATCTGAAGTAGATCCAGATGCAGCTGTAAGGTTAAATGTTAATACTGACGATGGAATTGTTGTAAAGTTAGTAAGACCACCAACTGCAGTTTGGGTAACTGTTAATGCTGTTTGAATCTTGTTAAACGATGAACCAATATTGTCAGCATCAACGTTATCTACAAGGCCAATATAATAACCCTTAAATGATTGGTCAATAATTGTTTGACCTTTATTCACAATAACCATACCAGCATTACCAAAAGTTGCAATACTATTGATAGCAGATACCGCAGATGCTGTTGATGACCAAGTAAACCCTGAACCATTTATAATTGATTGATATTCGTCTTTGGTGATTGAAAATTGTTCTGGCTTACCTAAGAAATAAACACCACTTGTAGCATTTAAGTTTGTTGTGAGTGCAGCTGTACTTGCATTATAAAACTGTGTTGGAAATACGAGAGCTGTATAATAACTACCGAAACCTGTACCTGAACCACCACCATATGGAATTCTGTTAACACTAGCTCTTACACTAGGACTTTGCAACACACCTCTTACTGTGTGGTAAAAATACCTTTCAGACGCATTAGTTGGTTTACCGTAAATTGATTCAAATTCTGCTATGCTATTAACTTGATTTACCTGGTCGGTAGGACCCTGATTAGAAAATCCTGTAATGTAAATACTAGTCCCAAGAGGGGCTGGTAGTCTTTCAGATAAGTCAAATTCTCTAATTTCTACACCAGGGGATTGTATAGTTCTTTTTGTTGCCATAACAATATTTATGGATTTGCAACTTGATTTTTATACCTGAATAAGATTTATGTTAAGTTGCGAGAAAACAAACTCAAAAGAACACTCAATCTCAGTGCTGGTTCGATAATCAAAGTTAATCTCACCCAATGATACGGGGAATGCCTTGGTATATACGAAGTTTGCAACCTTATTATCATATTCATCAAGTGCACTTATGATAAATTCTGTCTGGTATTGATCAAAGTCGTCGTTTTTAATTAGATTTCGTTGGTCAAATATACCAGTCTTTTCGTTTTGTAAAAGGTTTAACCACTGATATATGACCCAGTAATTGTTATATCTGTTATCTACAGTAAATTTAACACTCACCGGTGGGAATGGATTAATAGAATGAGCTGAGTTATGCAATGTGCTACCAGAATAACGAATCTGAACAGCTGGTTTCTCAACTTTTGGTACAATTGTACCATATATAGAGAATTGCATAGTATCAATATCAATAGTCAGATTTGTTCTTGATGTTGATTGAATACGCTTGAGCGCATTTGGTAGAGAAAAGGTAAGTAAAAATTTATCCTGACTCGATTTGTTTAAAACTGTTTGTATATTATCCATAAATCATCCAACCATCTTGTTCCAATGTATTTATGTCACTATCAACCTGACCACCGAATCCAAACACACAAGGTAACGTAAATATATCATTATTGAATATCTCATTATCTGCATACATTGATTTAGGGTTAACCATTAAGTTATAACCTAAATCTGAGATAATTAATTTTTTTGGTTTGTTATTATCATCTGTTTCAGCAATTTCAAAGTATAGTTGGCAGATATCGTCAAACAAAGCCATTAATGCCCACACTGTTGCCATTACTTTATCATCATGACAACCAGTTTTAGCTGCCCACGAACCATTTGGATATCTTGTAAAATCACGAAACTCCTTAATTGTTTCAATATCATTCAATTTAACACACTTTAACTCATTCATCCAATAACGCATATTGGTAATAGCCTTACCTTTTGTATTAGAATGTGAAATCATACCATTTTGTTGCTTACGATTTGCTAGTTGACCACCCCAATTGACCATTTTTTCATAAGAATATCTATTTCGTAAATTATCAGCAACTTGAGCACCAACCCCATTACGTTCAATTAAAGCTAGTGGTTTACCCCATTGACATAGGATTTCATACGTTTTTGTAGTAAAGTCATATGGTGATATACGGTTATTAGAATATATTGCAACTTGTTCTACATTAATAAGATCTGTCATATCATATATCACAATGACAGA